CCGGACTGGTCCGATGGCGAGTGGGCGATTATCACGTCCGACCTGCCCACCGACGAGTACGAGCGGCGGTTCCCCGATTCGAAGTTGAACGGCATCAGCGCCGAGGAGCTGGAGTCCATCGGGAACAACGTCCCCGGCTGGATTGGTTCCACGGAAGAGGAAGGCTCGAGGACGATCCGCATCGCGGAGTACTTCTACGTCGAGCATGAAAGTCGCGACCTCGTCTTCGTGCCAGGACAAGGCAAGGCGTGGAAGGACGAGCTGCCACCGAACGTCCCCATCCCGCCAAACGCCGTCATCCGCCCGATCGACCTCCGCAGTGTCAAGTGGTGCATCGTCAACGCCGAAGAGGTACTTGAGGAAGCGGACTGGGACGGGCGCTACATCCCGATCGTGCCCGTCATCGGCAAGGAATACAACGTCGGGGGTGAGCGCTCATGGAAGGGCGTCATCTCGAATTCGAAGGACGCGCAGCGCAGCTACAACTACATGCGCTCGGCGCAGGTGGAAGCGGTGGGTCTCGCACCGAAAGCCCCGTGGATCATGGCCGAAGGCCAGGACGAGGGCTACGAGACGATGTGGGACCAGTCGAACACCAAGAACTACACACGTCTGAAGTACAAGCCGGTGGACTTCATGGGGAAACCGGTCGCCCCTCCACAGCGCAACGTCGCGGAGCCGGCCATTCAAGCCATCTCGATGGCCGTCAGCGCAGCGGCCGAAGACATCAAGTCCACGACCGGCCGATTCGATCCGTCGCTGGGCCGCGTTCGCGCCGACCAGTCGGGCAAAGCCATCGGCATGTTGAAGGAGAGTGGCGAGGCCACGACCTCCAACTACCTCGAGAACCTCACCTCCATTTCGATGCACTACGAGGCGAAGATCATCCTCGACCTGATGCCGTTCGTGTATGACCGTCCCGGCCGCGTGCTGCGGGTCATGGGCGAGGAAGAGCATCAAGACGAGACGGTGATGTTGAATCAGCCGTTCGTGAAGGGGCAGGACGGCCAGCCGCAGCCCGCGCCTCCACCGGGGATGCTCGAGAAGCTGGGGCAGGCCGTCGGTATTGGCGCGAAGAAGCGAGACCCGCGTTTCCTTGACCTCCGCAACGGCGAATACAGCGTCGAGGTCTCTGTCGGCAAGTCCTATCCCACCCAGCGCGAAGAGAACTCCGAGATGCTGCGGACGATCATCGAGTCCGCTCCCGGCCTGACCCCGCTCCTGGCGGACTTGATGGTGGAGCAGCTCGACACGCCGATTGCGAAGCGTGCGGCCGAGCGGCTCAGGAAGATGAATCCGCAGATTCAAGAGGCCGAAAAGGGCGAGCAGGAGCTGCCGCCGGAAGTCCAGCAGAAGATGCAGGCGATGGAGCAGCAGATGCAGCAGATGACGCAGGTGCTGCAGCAGCAGAACGAAGAGATCAAGTCCAACCGCTACAAGACGGACAAGGACTTCGAAGTGCGGATGCAGGAGCTGCAGGTCCGCCGCGAGATCGCGCAGATGACCACCGGCGTCTCCGCGCAGAACACGCAGGTCAAGGCCCAGACCGACGAAGAGATCGCACAGATGAAGCTGGCCGCTGGCGCCATGGACAACGAAGCCAAGCGCGAACACGAATCGACCGAAGGCCAGCGTGACCGCCGCGCCAAGGTGCTGGACAACGAGCTGACCCGTCAGTTCAAGCGTCGAGACTCCCACGACAAGATGGCGCACGAAGCCGGGATGTCCGCCGAGGAACGTGCCGAGGCCCGCGAAGACGGCGCCATGGACCGGATGCGGGAGCGGGAAGACCGCGACGTCGGCCTGGAGCATGAACGGCAAATGAAGTTCGGGGATGCGATGGCGCGTCGTCGAGAGCAGGAGTCCTCGCAAGAGAACGACCGCATGACTCGAGCGGGAGACGCCATGCATGAGCGTCGAAGCCAGTCCGCGGATCACGACCTCGAGCGCGAAGGCCGCGACCATGACATGGCCACGGACATCCTGAAGGACTCGCGTCAGCAGCGACATCAGAGCAGCGAGAGCGCCAAAGCCGACAAGCGGAAGCAGGGCCATGAACGGCAGATGGCTGACGAGCAGCGGAAAGCAGACGCGAAGAACGCCAAGAATCCACCCGAGAAGAAGTGATGCTGCAGGAACACACAACCATCACGACGGTGGCCACCGTCACGTCCGTACGTACCCGGCGGCGTCCTTCTCCCCAGCTCGATGACGAACCCCTGATGGAAGACGCTATGCGGCAGGTACGTGTCGTCATCCGCACGATGCTTGGGGGCCGCACCATCGAGCAGTCGGCCGGACTGGCCGACGTCTCGAGCAACACGTTGACGCGCATCCTGCGTGGCGAGAACCTGACGTTGGCCACGTTCGCGAAGATCGTGTGCCGGTTGGGTGGACAACTAGTCATCAAGGTCGAACGCTAGAGCAACGAATCCACAATCCGTAGTCATGCCGCGTTCTGCGAGGTCGCTACCTTGCAGAAGAGTATGGCCGACCAGCAAGACGCTCCCGCATCCGCACCGGTTCAACCAGCGACGACCGCTGAACATGACGGCTGGGAAGTGCATTCAGCCTCAACGGTTGATGCGCCTCGTCCCGAACAGATCATCGAGCGACTGACGGACACTCCCGGCGACGGGATGGCCGAGCCGCCCGAGCCAGTCGAGCGGGAGGAGCGGGAAGAGCGGGAGGAGCGCCGGTCCACTGAAGAGCGTAAGACCAAGTCCGCCAGCGATCGGAACGCGGAGATCCGCGCCCGTATCGCGGCCGAGACCAGGGCGTATCACGACGCTCGTCGCGCTCGAGAGTTCGAACAGCAGGAAATTGCGCGTCTCCGCTACGAGCGGGAGCAGCTGCAGCAGCAGCAGCAGGCGAAGCCGGAACCGGCAGCGGATAAGCCGGTGTGGGCCAAGTACGAGGAAGACGGCAAGAGCTACGAGGACTTCCTCGACGACCGTGCGGAGTACGACCGCAAGCAGACGATCCAGCTGACGCGGCAAGAGATTCAGCAACGGGAGCGTCAGGCCTACGACCGCGCCCAGCAGTATCACCAGCAGCAACAGGTCGAGCAGCACGCCGAGGCACACGACCGGCGCATCAGCGAGGCCGCGAAGAAGCACGAAGACTTCCACGAGATCGTCCAGAAGAACTTGTCGGACATTCCCGACAACCCGTTCCTTGTTGACGTGATTCAGCATCACGACCAGGGCGCGGAAGTTCTCTACCATCTCGCCCAAAACCCCGACGAAGCGCGAGTGCTGTCCACGCTGGGCGTGTCTCAGCCGGTCGGTGACGCGATTCGCATGTCGGATACGCCGGTTGAGTTGCTGTCGCATTTTGCGCAGTACCCGCAGGAGCTGGACCGGCTTAATCGAATGCATCCTGCGACCGCCCTTGTGGCGCTCGGTGAACTGAAAGCTCAGCTCGGAGCTGCGAAACACGGCTCGGCTCGGACTGAGATCTCCAACGCGAAACCCCCGATTCGGCCAGTCGGCGGCGGACGCTCAGCTGCTCAAAAAAGTCCCGACGACATGGCGTTCGGGCCGGAGTGGATCCGGCGCGAGAACCAGCGCGATCGGGAACGCAAAAAAGCGGGCAGCTATTTCTGAGGTCCGGATAGATGGCTAATTCTCTCGTAACGCCGACCTGGGTAATGAAACAGATCGGCCGGCGACTTGTGAACAACCTCAAGTTCGCCAACAACGTCAATCGCAGCTACGACTCGCAGTACGTGCAGAACGGCGCCAAGGTTGGCTACACCGTCAACGCACGCCTGCCGCAGCGCTACACCGTCAACAAGGGTCAGGCGCTGAACATCCAGAACGTGATCGACAACATCGTCCCGATCACGCTCACCGATCAAGCGAACGTCGGCATCGAGTTCTCGATGTCGAGCTTGACGATGGAGATGGACAACTACAAAGAGAAGTGCATCGCGCCTGCGGTGGATGCGCTCGTCAACGTCCTCGACTTTGACGGGTTGAACCGCATGTACAAGAAGACGTTCTACACCGTCGGCACTCCCGGTGTGGTCCCCGGCTCCACCGGCACCTTGCCGCAGGCCGCGAACAACGTCTACTTGGGCGCGGGCGTCAAGCTCTCGAACGCGGCGGTGCCCGCCAACGGCCGTGTCGCCATGTTGAACCCCAACATGCACGCGTTCCTGGCTAGCGCGAACCTGACGCTGTTCAATCCCGCTGCGCAGATCTCGGAGCAGTACAAGAGCGGCATGTTCGGTCGTGAGGCACTCGGCATTGACGAGTGGTTCATGGACCAGAACGTCGCGACTCACGTCGTGGGTCCGCTCGGTGGCGTGCCGATCATCCAGTCGAACGGCCAGACCGGCCCTGCGATTGCGACGAGCGGGTGGACCGCCGCGATTGGCCTGCGACTGCGCGAAGGCGACGTCATCCAGATCGCCGGCGTGTTCTCGATCAATCCCATGAGCTACCAGTCCACCGGTGTGCTGATGGACTTCGTTGTCACGGCGGACGTCTCGTCGGATGCGGGCGGCTTGGCGCAGATCCCGATCTCGCCCTCGCTCATCCCGACTGGCGTGGCGCCGAACGTCAACCCGTTGGCCACCTGCTCGGCCTCACCGGCAGCGGGCGCGGCGATCACTACGTTCGGCCATGCGTCGAGCTTCGCGAACGTCGTCACCCCACAGGGTCTCGTCTACCACCCCGACGCGTATGCGTGCGTGATGGCCGACCTCGAGCTTCCCGGTGGTGTGTGGGTGGCTGAGCGCATCAGCAACAAGCAGCTCGGCATCGCGATCCGGTTCGTCAAGGACTACAACGTGATGACCGATCAGTCGCCCGCACGCGTGGACATCCTCTATGGATGGGCCGCAGTGCGACCTGAGATGGCCTGCCGTGTCGCTAGCTAAAGGAGACAGACACTAATGGCACTCACAGGAACGACTCTCGCGACCGCAATGGATGCGGTCACCCTGGACTTCAACGTCACGGCTATCGCGGGTGCGACCGTTGGCGGCTTTGTGCGAATCGACGGCGAATTCGCAGTCATCACCGCGCTGCTTCCGAACTTCTCGGGTGGTGGCGGCAAGGTCAGCGTGCGCTCACGCGGCGACAACGGCGGGACCGCCGTGCCGCATGGGATCACCGCGCCGGTGACCTTCGGTGTCGCATCGGATCAGGCCGGTCTCGGAACGACCGAGTTCGTGCCGGTCCCGGTGGATGAGAACCTCGCGTCGATTGGCGCGGACGGTGCGATCCCCCTACCGACGCGCAACACCACCTACGTCATCACCAAGGGCGCGGCTCTTGCGGGATCGACGTTGCCGAATCCGCCGCTCTCGTCCGATGGACTGGAAGTCGGATTCATCTCGACCACGTTGTTCGCGCATGTCGTCAACACGGTCACGGCAAGCACCGGTACGGCCGCGAACAAGACCATCTTCACGTTCCCGGCCTTCGCTGGCGCGGGGTTCCGTCTGAAGGCGGTCAAGGGTGCGTGGGTGCAGCTCTACGCCCAGGGCGCCGTCGTCGCGACCTAATCAACCGGAGCGGGGTGGCGCGTGCGAAACGCCATCCCGCTCGTTCTTTTTGGAGACAGCTAATGGCCGACGCTGAATATCCCCGCTGGGTCTA